GTTCAGTCTTCTTATATACTTGAGCCTTATTTTGCTTTCCACTCTTTAGCCAAAAGGAATATCTTACAGGCTTTAATTGAATCTTGCAAGGTTGCATATTCTGGCAGAAAGAGCATGAAACTGTCTTATATCTTAGATGATATGTCTCAACAAATATTGGAGCTTGATACTGAACTATTGGATTCATCTACTTATGGTATATTTGTTACTGATTCTGCTAAGGCTGAAGAGGCTAAGGAATTAATCAGACAACTTGCCCATGCTGCTTTACAAAATCAAAAAGTAGAATTGTCAGATGTTATTTCAGTTATCAGACAAGAAGGTATTGTGGAAGCTGAAGAAACTCTTAAAGCTGCTGAAGAAACAAGAAGAGAGTTTGAACAACAAATGCAACAACAAGAACAAGAAGCTCAACAACAAATGCAACAAGCTCAACATGAATTTGCTGAGAAAGAGCATGATTGGAGACTTAAAGAAATTGTTGTTAAGGAAGAAGAAAGAAGAAAAACAGTTATTGCTCAGGCTTCTATTACTGGTGCTTCTTTCAATCCTGAAGCAGATGCTAATAATAATGGTATGAATGACTTTTTAGAGTTAGCCAATGACCAGATAGAACTCAATCTTAAACAGCAAGGTCTTGATATTGAGAGAGATAAACTATCTCATCAAAAAGATATTGATAATAAGAAGATAGAGATAGAAAAAGAAAAGAATAAAATAGCTAAACAAAAGAATAATAGCCCTAAAAAATAAAGGGCTATTATACTAAACTTGTAATATTTAAGTTTAAAACTTGCATAAGTATAATTTTTTTATTTACTTTGCATTATAATTATAAAGGTATAAAAGTATGAATGACACATTTAATTTATCAGAATTGGGTTCAGATTGGAATGTAGACCAAAAGGTTGATGATTTCTTTAATGATGGACCAGAGATTATTGATGGCACTTCAGCAGAAGATGTAGTAGCCAAAATAGAAGATGAGGAAAAAGAAGAGCCTGGCAAAGAGAAGGAGAAAGAAGTAAAGCCAGAGGATAATATTGATTGGGATGATGATAATCCTAATCCTGATGCAACAGATGTAGAGACACCTGGTGCTGCTCCAAAGAGAGGAGGAAAAGAACAAACAAATTCAACTATAGCTGCTGCCCAGCTTTTAATGGATAAAGGTATTGTTGATTATGAATTGGAAGAAGGAGAAGAACTGGATGAAGATACTGCTCTTGAACTTTTGGAAGAAGGTTTTGAAAGTGGTGTTGAAAACAGAATAAGTGAATTATTAGGTGGTCTTCCAAATGAATTACAAGCTCTTAATAAATATGTATTGAATGGGGGAGATATGAATGACTTCCTTTCTAAGATGAATACTATGGGAGCATCAACTGGAATTACAGCAACTCTGGATATAAGTAATGAAAAGAACCAGGAATTAGTTGTAAGACAGATGTATGAAGATGAGGGTATGGATGATGACTTTATCTTAGCAAAAGCTTCTAATTTTAAAGATACTGGAAAATTAGAAGCTTTTGCTAAGAAGAGGTTTGAGAAATGGAAAGAGCAGGATAGTAAAGTATCTCAACAAGCTGCACAGCAACAAGAGCTACAAGCAAAAGCACAAAGAGAAAAAGCAAGACAGTACTATTCAAGTTTGAAGACTGCTGTAAATGGAGAGTTTGAAGGAATAAAATTATCTGCAAAAGATAAAGCAGAGATTCCTGGTTTTATGACAGATAGAAATATCAAGTTAAGCAATGGAGCAGTAGTAACTCCTTTTAACCAGAATCTAATGGAAGTATTACAGAATGAAACAGCCTCTATCCAGTTAGCAAAATTATTGAGAGACAGAAAGAAAGATGGTACATTTGATTTCTCTCAACTTGAAAAAGTAGCTGCAACAAAAGTAACAAAAGAAATAAAAGATAATATAAGAAGGAATAAAGAAACCCCAAGAAAGTCTACTGAAGTATCAACACAGTCAAGGTCTTTAGCAGATTATTTTTAAATAAATAAACTAAACTAAATTAAAAAAAGTATTATGTCAACATTAGGTTCAAAATTGATTACCAAAGAAATGCAATGGCACGCTAACATGACTGAGCAAAACCACTTAGGTGCTGCTCTAATTGCAAAGCCACATGTATTTGCAGGAACTATGAACACATTGTTCTCTGCACAGAACTACTATTCTGATAACCCTTTGTCTTCTATTCTTACCTCTATTAAAGGTGGGGAAGAAACAATTAGTTCAACAGAATGGGAGTGGGAACTTAAAGGTGCTAATACCAGACCATTGGTTGTGATTGAGAATGTAGAGCCAGCAAGTGTAACTACTCCTGGTAAATTCAAAACTACCTTTAAAATCAAACTGGATGAAAACTGGTTTGTACCTGGAGATGAAATCTCCCCAGGAACATCATCTAAGAAATACCTTTGTAGGATTCAAGATGAAGTTCAAAGACATGGAGATGGTTGGGTGTATACTGTCAGATTGATGTCTGATGACCCTCAAGCATTCTTGCCTGTTCAATATCTTAAACCAGGTCAGCAATGGTCTAAATTCTTCTCTCAATATGAAGAAGCTGCTGAACAATCAGGTTCTACCCAATACTCATTGCCTATTGCTTTGAGAAACAAAATGGGTAAATTCAGAAAGAAATATAAAGTAACTGACTATGCTTCTACTGAAGTATTGAGAGTTGCTATTCCAGACTCTAAAGGTAACTTCCACAAATCTTGGGTAAGATATGCAGAAGTTGAGTACTGGCAAGAGTGGTACAAAGAATTGGAAAGAGGTAGATGGTACTCAAGAAGTACTGATACTGTACTTGGTGCTAATGGTAGACCAGTAAGGTCTTATCCTGGTATTCAAGAACAACTTGAAGATTCTCATGTACATAGATATTCCTTCTTGACTACCAAGTTGATTGAAGAATATCTGATGGATATTTTCTATGGTAGAGTTAAACCTGGAAAAGGTAGAGCTATTAAAGGTTTTACTGGAGAGTATGGTATGTTGGCTTTCCACAGAGCAGTAACTGACTGGATGAACAAATCAGGCTTTATCAAGAATGTGGAAGTATTTACTAACAAAGTAAATTCTCCTTATACTGGTAATGCAGTAGGTTTGGAAGCTGGTTTCCAATTTGTAAGATACAACATGGCAAATGGTTCTTCTTTAGAGTTGATTCATAATCCTCTTTATGATGATAGAACTATCCACCATGAAATTGACCCTATTACAGGTTTCCCTGTAGAATCTCAAAGAATCACTTTCTTGGATTTCTCTGGAGAAAATGGAGGTAGCAAGTCAAATGTGAAAATTATGAACAAGGAAAATGGTTTTGCCTTTGGTTATGTTGAAGGTTTGTATGGTCCTTATGGTCCTTCTAAAGCAGGAAAAATGGCTCACTCTGGAGACTATTATGAAATGCACTGTAGAAAGGATGAGGGTATTCATATCCATGACATCACTAAGTGTGGAGAACTCATATTGTCAAGAGACTAATCTCACATATATTAAAAGGTAGGGTATTGGTTTACCCTACCTTTACAAAGTTTCTAAATAAATTTAATTAAAGGTAAAAAAGTATGTTAGTAGAAATTAAGCCCATTGAGTTAAAGAGATGGCATGGAAAGACAGGGAAAGACAGCTTTACAAGAGCTAAAAAAATTCAAGCATTGATTGACCCTGAAACAATGCAGTACAAGACAGGTTTGGATAATATGTCAAAAACATATACCCATCCTAAAACTGAAGAACAAGTTACAGAGTTGGAATATTATGGTGCAATTATTGGAAAGGATTTAAGTCCTTTAGCATCAGATAAACCACATGAATTTTGGGACAGTAACTTGGCAGTAGTGAAGTTAGAGAACAACACTATTTTCTTGAACACAGATAATCCTTTAGATTATATCAAATGGAAAATCTGTAAAGCTTCTAAGTTTGTAGCCAATTCAATGAAAGAGTATGATGAAGGAATGTTTCCAGAAGCAACTCATGTTATCTTTGATGAAGCTGAAGAAATTGAAGCTAAAGCAACTAAGGTAGAGTTGAGAAAGAAAGCTACTATTGAATGTAGTAAATTGTCTTTGAGTAAGAAAATTCAAGTAGTTATGATTCTTGGAGATAAGAACTTGAAAAATCAATCTTCTGACTTTGTAGAAGTAGAAATTGATTCTCTTATTCAGAAAAGAGCTGGAGATGTATTGGAAATCATTAATAGAGATGATGAAGATACTGCTCTTCATGCAATGATTTTGGAAGCTCTACAAAAAAGTGTTCTTAGAAAAACTGGTCATAAGATTGTATATTTTGATTCTGTCCTTGGTGGAGAAGTAGTTGATGTAGTTGATTACTTGAAGAAACCAGAGAACCAGGATTTGAAATTAAGACTTATGTCTCAATTAAATCCAAAATAAAATTAGATTATGAATATATCAGAGATGCACTATGACTTTAAGAAAAAACTTAATAAAGTTGATTCTGAACAGAATAGAAATCTTTTAGTACCAGAGATTGACTGGGCTTTGAATGAAGCCCAGGAACTCTTTATTAAATGGATTGCTGAACCAAGACAGAGAAGTTATATGGGTTTTGAAAAAAGTCAGAGAAGCATTGATGATATAAGGACTTTAATAGAATCAGACAAAGTACTCCTTATTGATAATGGAGTAGCCCCACTTCCATCAGACTATCTTTTCTTTGTGAAAGCAGATGTTCTTATGGATAAGGGCAACTGTAAGGGAGTAAAAGGTAGGCTACATATAAGGCAGCATGATGATGAATTTGAAAATAGTCCTTTTGATAAATCTAATTTTGAATGGAGAGTAGTAAATGGCTTATTCATTACTGAAGGGGTTAAAGTATTTGATGATGGCACATTTACAAACAAGCAGATTATTATGAGTTATATAAGGAAACCCAGGTATATCCATAATGCTGCTGCTTTTAGAAATGGTACTTATCATCTTCCATCTGGAGCTGAATTGACAGGAACAAATGACTGTGAACTTCCTGAACATACACACAGAGAAATTGTTGATATAGCTGTAGCTTTGGTCTCTGGAGAATTACTTTCTCCTGACTATCAAGTAAAGCTCAGCAAATTAAATTTTAATGAATTAAAGTAAAAAATTATGTCAAGAAACAATGATGTTTTTAAAGTGTTGGTTGCTAAGACTGCTATGACAGCAGCAAACCAACCATTAGACTCTTTAGTCCCAGGTCAGATAGGAGTTTTCAATTCTGAAACAAATCTATCTGTAGATGTTGCAAATCCTCCCAAAGAATTTTATTTAGCTGTTGGAGTGGATAATTCTGGTTCTGGTACTCTTGAGGATATTAATAAATCTGCTGGACAGATGATTCAGAGAGGAAATATCAGATATTACAATGGGCAACCTTACACTCCTGGACAACCAGAAGTTGTAGAAATCTCTGATTTTATTGCTAAATGTGATACTGAATTTGCCATTAAATTGGAGTTCAGAAATCAAAAAATTTATAACCTTCAAGGCTATAATCAATTCTCTAAAACCTATGTGGTACAAGCACCTTGTTGTGGTGGAGAATGTGACCCATGTCCTCCAGCAGATGGTAATGAATTGGTAAAATTATTTGTTAATAGTATTAATGCAGATAAAGATGGTTTGGTTATAGCAGAAGCTATTGACCCAACTTCTAATGCTGTAATTGCAGACTTAGATACTTTTATTGCAACTAATAAAACAGTTAATACTGATGATGATTTTACTAATGATGTAGTAGCTAAAATCAGATTAACTACTCAACCTCTAAATGTTTATAGATTCTGTGATATTAACCTTATGTACTTCAAACCAAGAGAGACTGTATTGATTGCTTCTCTTACTGCTGGTTTTGATTGTGCTGGTACAGTAACTGTAGTTCAAGATGTTACCTTTGAACAAGGCTCTGGTTATGATGTAAGACAAAGAGAATATAAGGCTGGTGGCTGGAATGGCAGACCTGGACCTTATAGAGTGTCTGAACTTAATGGTGTAGCCTCTAGTGGCTTTAGATATTTTTCAGAAACAACCAAGAAATATCATAGAGTTAATCTTACTTATGATTTATTCTCTATTGGTGGTTGGCAAGAATTTCTTAACAATGTAGCTACTGAAATCTATTTTGAAGAAGCTGATGTGGCTGGTTTAACAGATTTTCTTGGTGTCCTAGAAGCTGTCCTTCCTACTGGTTTTGAATCTCAGATTTCTAAATTTTAGAAAATAAATTAAGATAAAGAAGAGGATTTTTAATTTTCTTCTTTATCTTTAATAATTAATAACAATGTGGTATCAAATAGAAAGAGAAAAAAACATTTTTAAAGTTATTAATATACACACAGATAGTATATCTATAACTCTATTTTTTACTGAATCCTGTGATATGGATGATAATTATGAGATATGTCAATCTGAAGTTGTCTTATTACCAGGAGAAGAACATACCTTTATTCTACCAGATACTGATGGACTCTACAAACTTGTAGTAACAAATGAACAAGAGCAATACCAACAAACATATATACCACAATATAATAAAATACTATCTTCTTTAATAGAAGATATGGAGTACATTCTTTGTGGTTGTCATTGTATTGATTGTGAAGATTGTGATGGTCAGGAAGAAGATGTGTTACCAGTATTCTTAAAAATGCTTTCTTATATTCTTATTAATAAAAATAAGTATGAAAAGACTTTAACTAATTCTGCTAAATGTATTGAATGTGAGATTCTTAATGCTAATCTTTGTTATATTTTGCATGAAAATATACAAGGTAATGCTGAAAATAAGAGACTTATGAAACAAATTATAGCTTATTACTATCTTGTCTTTTATTATACTGATTTACTTAATGAGAATGATGAAAGGTCAATTCAAGATAGATATAACTTTAAAAAGATTTATTCGTGTATAAAAAAGTTAGGTTTAAGTATAGAATGTATTAGAATAAATGCAGAGAGTTATCCATAAATAAATAAAAGAAATAAATATAAAAAATAAAATTATGCTTATAGAAAATATAAATCGTCTTTTAAAACAAAATAAATATTTGTTTGAAAGTCTAAAAGATAAAGCTAATAAAGCTACCACATTAAGTGGTTACGGAATAGCAGATGCTTATACTAAAACAGAAATAGATAATAAAGTATCAATAGTTTTTAGATATAAGGGTGTAGTTTTTAGATATAAGGGTAGTGTATCAACATATGTTGATTTAACTGCTTTAACAGGAATGACAATTGGGGATGTTTATAATGTCACTGAAACTGGTGATAATTATGCTTGGACAGGTACTGAATGGGATAAATTAGCTGGTGAAATTGATTTAAGTGCTTATTTAACACTTGTTGATGCTTCA